GAGTATGAGCATATTCCTGATGTTCAGGCAACAGGCACAGAGGCTGTATTAATTAGCATCGCAATTAATTTAGTTCTTACCGGCGTTGCATACTTGCTGACGCCAAAGCCCAAGATGCCTTCGGCCCCAAAGTCAGGCCGGGTTGATTTAGAAAGTATAACTGGAGCAAGCCGTTTTACCCCATCCAGAGGGTTTGAAACACTAAGCGAGCTTGCAGATTATTCCTCACCAATACCCATCATTTTTGGACTGTACGACGAAGTCAGAAAAGTGGGTGGCATGTTGGTTGTGCCAAAGCTTGTCTGGTCACGGATGCTTAGCCATGGCACACAACAGCAAGCAAGGCTTTTGTTTGTAGTTGGCGAGCAAGGTGTTGCTAATAATGGCATCGCCCAACCAAAACTAGAAGGCGTATTCCTTGGCAACAACGCCCTGGACACTATTTACGAAGACTTTTTTGCTTTGTATTGGAAGAAGGGGTCTGCGGAAGGAGGCAACAACCGTGTCGTAGTTGGCGACTGGATTGAAGGGACTCGCGGAGGTGATTCGACAGGCGATCCATCCACTGAGAATGATGCAAACGCTGAAGTCTTTGTTTGTCCGACAAACGTCCAAGATCGTGATACAGCTTTTTGCCATGCGTACACACCAGCAAACAATACTGAGTTTGGTGTTTATGGAGCGATACCTAATGGAACAGGTTATCGTCTAAATTATCAAGTTATTACTGTACCTAGAGACAATATAAATGACAAAAAACAAAGAGTTGACATAATCAAACGTTTAAAAATTATTGGTGATCTAAACTTAGGGCGTGATGGTGGCGATGGTTTGCCGCCAGGCACCACGCCAAGTAGCAATGGAGAATATACAAAGATTGTACGAAAGCAAAAACACGTAGGTGAAGGCCGTCAATACAGCCCACGGATGGGAGTCTTTAGCCTTAGAAGCCCTGGCGGGTCACTTATAACAGTTGATAAAGACTTCACTGGACAAAGATCAGCAGTATTAAATGTAGAAAAAGAAGATGAAATAAACTTTATAATCTCAGCGACTAGCATCCCTGCAGACGTTTACGAAAGCAGAAAAGACCAACTAGGTGAAAAAGTTGATGACATTAATTCAACAGTCTTATCTGAACAGCTGGCAGCAGACGACGCAATGCAGATTGGTGAAATTTTTGCTATTGCAGGCACAGTTTGGAAAGTAAGAAAGCGCAGCCTGGCGCGTTTCGACCCTGACGAATCGAAAACAGATCAGGTAATTAATCTTGTATGTATTGACACAAGTGAATCTCTGCAGAAAAAAATAGGTATTGTTAGTGAGAACAACGTCATAGCTCCAAAGACTTACATTGACGATTTAGCGGGCGTCGGGGCAGGCTTTTTCCCTTTAACTAAAATTGCGACAGGCACGGTACGCAATAATAGACCTGCCATCGTTACTGAGCTTGGCATAAAAAGCTCGGTCTATCAAAACTTGCAAGGTCTTTGTTCGTTCCCCGGCTTGCCATCGTCAGATGAAATTAATGAATATGACCAAGACAATGTAAGAGTAAATACAGGAACAATTACCTCATCTGTAGTCAGGTCATCGGCCTTTAATTTATATGTAAGGAAAGCCGGTCTTGACGCTAGTGGGCAGAGTTTTGAGTTTCAGCGCATAGATTTGTTCTTTGTGGTGGTGGGGCGTAAGCCAGTCTCGCAATACAATTTTATTCAGATAAGGCATCCAGCACAAGAAGAGCTTGAATATAAGCTTGTACCTTTGCCTGGTGCTGAGTTACGCGCTGTATCAGATGATCAAGAGTTTATTCAACTGTCTGCGGCAGCAGCTAATAGACCCAACGGCTCGAAAGAAGTAGCAAGAGACTTTAGTGTACCAGGAATTGGGCTATTTAAGATTATAACAACTGGCTTTACGGCAAAAAAATTGTCTTTAAGGCTGAACAAAGAATTTATTAGAAACCCAAGGGCGACTTCAAGCTCAGGGTCGGAAACAATCCCAAGCGTTATTACAAGAGACATAACGTTGCCAAAGGATGGGGATGACCCTGAAAAACAGGTTAGTGCTATTGAGCATGTTGCAAATATATCAAACCTTAGTGGTGCGACAAGCGGCAGGAATGGTGCAATGACTTACGAAATTGCAGGCAACTCAGACTCTCCTCAATATAGCATTGGCTCAACAATTAATGTAACAACAAGAGAATATGTAGACCCAAACAATGTAAATCGTTTTGTAATTATTGAATGGACGTTGCAGAAAAATGAATTGCCTTCTGGTCATTATGCTCGTGACAATCGTAAGACTACGGTTTGGGCTCCAATAGCAACCAGGGTTGTATTTAGCTCTACGGATTTTAGCGCTGGGCAAGAGTTTGAAGTTAAGCGCGGAAACGGCTCAACAGCTGTATTCCCAAATGGAAGCACTGCTTACGACGACTTGAATCCATTTAGAAGCAACAACCCTGCTGGAACGTTGCAATGGTCAGGCCAAAAATTTCGAGTTACGGGCATTACGAAGATTCCAACCGTATTTGGTCGAAACCAAGGTTTCTATTATCAGCTTTTTGGTAGCGCACAAAATTTCAGCATTGGTGAAAGTCAAAGTGCCGAAAGAACATATACAGCATCTGGCTCAAAAAGTATTCGTCTTAAATTTGTTTCAACAGTAAAACAACAGGATGACCATTGGTCAGGTCAAACCCAAGGCTGGAATGAGCCAACTATCACTGTTGTAGCTGGAGGGAGCACCAGCGCCAACTGGAACGTAGGAGATACATTTGAAGCGTTAGAAACTATTTCAACAACTAATCCATATCGTACTGTTTATGCCGCAACCGGATTTAGGGGAAGAATAGCTGAAAGGGAAACTGTTGACGTAACCGCTACATTTACTGGCGACGTAATTTTTGAAGAGCAAAGTCAATATGCAGACGTTAGCTTTTATAGAAGCTTGGTGCAAAAATCTAACGCTTCTGAGCCTGAGCATCAGGTTGTCTATGTAAATGAGATTATCCCTAATGATCAAAAACCGGCTTTTAACAATTTAACTTTGGCAGGATTCTCCTTGCGAGCAAGCCGAAATTTTACCCAGCTTGATCAGTTAAGGACATGGCTTGGCAGCGGAATACAAGTCGAAAGGCTGCATCCTGACTTGAGTGTTTATGGATCTGGCAGTCAAGCTCAAGGCCCGAGCAATCTGTTTACTGATCTAGTTTTTTACTTGTTGACTGACCAGATGGGTGGAGCGGGCGCTGTCCTGCACATGACATCTGCTAACCCATCGATAGTTGACAAAAACTTGTTGATTGAAACTTCCAAGTTTTTAGTAAAGCAAGAGCTTTTCTTCAACGGCGTTATTGGAGAGATGACAAATTTACGTCAATTTGTTATGGACCTGGCCCCTAACTTTTTATGCAACTTTGTTCTTGCAGACGGTAAGTTCTCGCTGGTGCCTGCAGTGCCATATATCCATGATAGCGGTGCTATCAACTTAGGTGCTGTCGAAATCAATCAATTTTTTACCGCTGGCAACATCCTTGAGGATTCGTTCAAGCTTGAATACTTGAGTTCAGAAGAGCGTAGGCCGTTTAAGGCGGTCGTGCGTTACAGGCAGGAGGCTAAGAATAAGCTGCCAGAAGAAAGGGTAGTAGAGGTCAAGATCCCAGGTTTAGACGAGTTCGATCCAAACATTGACTTGATGCCTCAGGAGCAATTTAACTTGACGCAGTTCTGCACATCAAAAAGTCATGCAATAAAAGTGGCCAAGTATTTTCTTGGATTGAGGCAGCTAGTTACGCACACCATTAGCTTTTCGACAACAGTCCATGGATTAAATTTAAAAGCTGGTTCGTTTATCAAGGTTGTTACAGAGTCAAGCCCGTACAGTTCTGCTAACAACGGGTCGATCAGCTCAACTGGCCAAGTCACCAGTGTCACGCCTTTAAGCGACGGCCAATACAACGTTTCTTACTTCCAAATCAATTCAGAAGATGTTGAGACTGGAACGATAAATGTCAGTGATGGGGTGGTTGCTGACTCAACGTTCCACAATTCCGTCTTCACCTTGACTAATCCCGAGGTATCTCAAAACGTTTATGTTGTGGAGCAACTGACGTTTTCGCAGGAAGGCACTGTGGACATTGTTGCATCAGAGCATCCTTGCAACGATGATGGCAGCAGTAAGCTTGCCCACTTAATAGAGAATGGATCCTTTGTCATTCAACCCAGCTAATGGCATTTCCTGAGCTTGTTCCAACCAGCCGTTCTTTTGATGCAGGGGACTACCCGATCAGAACGTTCAAGTCGCAAAACGGCGCTGAGACGCGGATTCTGTACGGCAGCAACCGCACCAATATGAAGCTGTCACTAAGTTACGCAAACATTACTGACGCAAACGCCGAGTTATTTCTTGACCACTACGACGAAATGAAGGGTACCTTCACGACATTTACTGTTGGGCGAGATGCGGGCAAAGGTGGCTGGGAAGGCAACGCTGATGCGATTGGAGCGGATAGCCATGGAAATGCGTACCGTTACGAAAGCGCACCACAATTAACGCAGGTGCGGCCTGGGGTTAGCACTGTTACAGTGAATTTAATTGGCGTCATTGACGTAACCGACCCCGACTGATGGCAAAGGTCTATACCGGCAGAGATGGCGTCTTACAAGTCGCTGGTACGACCGTTGCCAAAGTGTCGAGTTTCTCGGTGCAAGCAAACCTTGAGACGTTAGAAACCACAACGCTTAGTGAGAATATTCGCAGTTACGTTCCAGGCGTTGTTGGCTATACGGGTAGCTGCAGCTTGCTTTATTACAAAGAAGACAGCGGTTCAATCAACACCACAAGCCTGTTGAGCGCACTGGTCAAGACTGGTTCAGCTGGCGTTACCAGCAGTGACACCGTTGATCTGACATTCCGCTGGGTGGATGGTGCGGACATTAACGACATCAAGATCAACGCTTACGTTTCAAGCGCCACGATGGGTGCTGCTACTGCTGATCTGGTGCGTGCTGAGATCTCGTTTATTGGAACGGGAGAACTGCTGGCCGCCACGATCTCATGAGTGTTTACCTTGGTACGTTTGGCAAGGTTGAGCTGCAACGTCAGTTTGACGGCAGCGAACTTAGCTCGACAATTAATACCAGTGATGTCAACGCTACGGCAAAACGCTTTAGCTTTGACTTTGACCATGGGCAGTTAATTACTGGCGATCAAATTGAAATTAAAAGCACTGATGGTAGTGCGCTTGATTTTATTGACAGCTACACAGATTCAAGCGTAAAAAAGTTTATTTATGTTGATGACCTTGGTGGCATCAGGCTTTACAACAGCTTTGCTCATGCCGTAAATGGTGGGACGACAAACGCAGTAGCTCTTGCGGTTCCTGGCAACGACATTCCAATTGCTGTTACTGTTGAGAACAGTATTGCGCGTTTATTAGCACAAGTTAATAGTTTTGAGCTTAATACTGAGCGCGAAACTGTTGACACAACAACGTTATCTGATGAGTTCAGAAGTCGCATTAGTACGTTGATGTCTGGCTCTGGTCGGATGTCGTGCTTCTGGGAATACACGGGTGACACGGCAAACGAACTGCCTAACTACTTGGTCGAGCTTTCCCTGCGGACCAAGGTTGGCAGTCAGTTTCATGCAAAGTTCTATATCAAAGCAGGTGGCTATAACCCTGGCGGTGTTTCAGCAAGAGACGGCGACGATGTTTTTTATGACTTTGACGCAGTCATTACAGCGTGTGCTGTGCAGTTCGCACCAGACAATACGGTGCAAATTACAGCAGACTTCATCACGACTGGAGCGGTAGAGCTGAAGATGGATACGTTTGTGCCTGACGACCTCTTGCAAGAGGACTCTGGTGAAATACGCTTGGATCAAGACGGTGCAGCTAAACTGCAACTAGAGACCGACCTTTAAGCAGGGAGCTGACCACCAATGGCTGATTTAAAAATCAGTGAACTAGCAGCTCTGGCCGGGAATAACCTGGCCACTGCTGACTTGGTTGCTGTTGTTGATAGCAGCGCAAGTGAAACCAAGAAGCTAACGGTCGGTGATTTGGTTGCAAATGGCGTCACGCTGATTGCAAACGACACAATTCCAGGTGCAAAGATTTTGTTCGCTGCTGGTGGTATTGCCACAGCAGACATTGCTGATGCTGCGATAAGTACAGCCAAGGTTGCTGATGACGGGATCACAGCAGCAAAGCTTGCGAACGAATCCACTGTTGACCTAGTTACAACGCTTCCTAGCTCTGGTGCGTTTACAGGTCAGCTTGCACTAGATACGGATGACAATAATCTGTATTGCTGGAACGGATCTGCGTGGATCAGCCTGAAAGCGGCTGGTTCTATTAATACGGTGACTGGTGACACAACCGGCACCATCAACATCACTGCAACGACTAGCGGTAGCAGCGTTGCGGTTGCAGCAACGATTGATAACACGGCTTCAGCCAACCAGTTCTTAGCAGGTCCAACCAGTGCTGGTGGAACGGTTGCTTATAGAACGATTGATGGCAGTGACATCCCTGTTGCCACGACAAGCGCCAAAGGCGGTGTGATTGTCAATGGTGAAGGACTCCGCATGGACTCCAACACGATTGAAGTTGCCAACGATGTAACGGCAAGCTCCACACATCATGTAGTGACGTATAGCGCCAAAGGTTTAATTACTGGCGGACGTGCAATTACATCAGCAGACATTCCAGCTGCTACTGGCAGTGCCAAGGGTGCTGTTATTCCTGGAACGGGACTTGCTGTTGATGGCAGCGGCAATCTGAACCACAGCAATACTGTTGCTGCTGGTACTTACACCAAGGTCACAGTTGATGGTCAGGGTCACGTCAGCAATGGCGCGACTTTGGCAGCTAGCGATATTCCAGATCTATCAGCTGCAAAGCTGACGAGTGGAACAATCGGGAGTTCATTAATTGCATCTGATGCAGTCACTGCAGCAAAACTTGCTGATCAGTCAGTTACCAAGTTTGGTGGTGCTGGGGCAACCGATAACGTCGTTACGTTCCCGGCAGGTGATTACAAAGGTCAGTTCTTCTTTGATGAGAAAAACGAAGATCTCTACGTGTTCACGGGAGAATCCTTCCTGCCGATCACGGTTATTAGCGGCAACCTTGTTAACGCTGGAACGTATAACGCCAATACAAATTTAGTTGCATCAGTCACGACGGCTGGTTCTGCTGCTGGCTTTACGGCTGGTGGTGCGTTGCCAGCACCTGCAACAGGCAACCTCAACTATTACGTGGTTGTTAGTGACTCTGGAACGGGTTCAGGCAATGCGCCTGCCGTGAGTTTGGCACCACCAGACATGCTCATATCTCTGGGCGCGGGGACATCAACATTTCAATTGATTGATGTCTCGAACGCTATTGCGGGCCAGACAGCGGCAAATATTTCGGTCGTCGCGACGGGGGGCATCAGTAGTACAAATTGCCAGGCTGCGTTACAAGAATTAGATACTGAAAAGATCGGCGCAGCTAGCCCAACATTTACTGGCACGGTGTTGCTGGGCCAGAACGCTGTCTTGGCATTTGAAGGCTCTGCAGATGATCAGTACGAGACCACGATCACGGTTGTTAACGCCACGGCTGATCGCACAATTGCATTCCCCAATGTCAGCGGCAACGTCGTAACCACAGGTGATACGGGAACAGTCACCAGCGCAATGATTGCTGATGCCACGATCGTCAATGCTGACGTAAGTGCTACAGCTGAGATTGCAGTTAGCAAGCTTGCAAACGGCACAGCACGGCAACTGCTGCAAACCGATCCTGCTGGAACGGGCGTTGAATTTACAAGCAACGTTGATGTTCCTGGAACGTTGGACGTTACTGGTGTTGCGACGTTCGACAGCACATCAACCTTTGCGGGTAACGCTACGTTCAATGGCAGCTTGATCTTTGAGGGTGCAACGCCTGACGCGCATGAGCTGACGTTGAGTGTTGCTGATCCAGGTGCTGACGTTACGGTCACGATCCCTGCTTCTACTACAACGCTTGCTGGTCTTGCCGTTACTCAGAGCTTTACGAAAGCGCAGCGTGGAACGCCTGTTGCCTTGACCGATGGGGCAACGATTGCTGTTGACATGAGTCTTGGCAATAACTTCAGCGTCACGCTTGGTGGCAACAGAACACTTGGCGATCCAAGCAATGTGACTGCTGGTCAGTCTGGAGTGATTGTGGTTACGCAGGATGGGACAGGTAGTCGCACGCTTGCTTACGGCGGGACGAAGTACAAGTTTGCTGGCGGAAGTGCAGTAACGTTGACGACAACGGCTGCTGCTGTTGATG